TTGACAAGGTAGGGTGCGAAACTAAAACACGCCCTGTTATTTATACAGCTCGTTGGGCATGGCAACTTTATATTATGAAAGCTAATGAAGATGAACAAAATAAGTTAGCTTCATACCCAGTATGGTTGGCAAGTTACAATGGCGGCATAGAGCCAAAACGAAAGACAGGTCTTTGGGACAAGTGGGACATCTGGCAATGGACAGGCTCTGGGAAAGTCCCAGGAATCAAAGGTAAATGCGACCAAAACTGGATGGCCGGCGGTCAATTAGAGAAATTGAGGGTTCCATGAGCTTTAAAAGAAAATTAAGAAGAGCACAAACAATCAAAGGCAAGAAGAACGCAGAAAAAGCATTAGCAGAAAAAGTAGTCCTTTTCGAATATTTGTCTGATAAATGCTTGACTTGTGAAAAACCTTTTGATAAGATGGATAAAGAACAAGTAATGTCCTGGAATGTTGTCGTTCATAAAGATCCAAAAAAAGTTAATCTTTATTGTCCAAATTGTTGGAACAAAGCAATAAACATTATTAAGGAGACTATAAAAGACAAATGATGTATTTTTCTCAAAATAGTAAAGGCTTTGCCATTGATTATGAATTAGCCGATGAACTTGAAGTTCTTGATGAATTTTTAATCTGGGAGGAAGAGTGCGATGAGGCATTTTTCCGCGATAGGTTTTATGAAAAATACGGAATAATGCCAAGTGGTGTTAAGATGTTTGAATACGGAACCTTTGTTAAAGAGTTAGAGGGTTTTGAATACGATTCAATTTATGTCCTCTTTGATGGCGATAATTTTGATGATCTTTCAAAACAGAAGTGGAAAGACTTAATTGAAACTTTAGAAAATCAAGACATCGTTTTAAGTGATGGCGCTTGGAAAGAGATAGAGTGCTGTTAAGGAGCATAACATATGGCAGAAGATCAAGTAAATCGCCCAAATCATTACAATATTAATTGGAAGGCGAGCAAGCCATTGAGACGTATGAATATATTCGTTCATGGAAGATGGATTATCCTGAAAGTAATATTATTAAGTATGTGACAAGACACCCTTATAAAGGGCAGTCACTTAAAGATTTAAAAAAAGCACAGTGGTATTTAAATAAATTAATAGAAGAGGTGGAAAATGAAACAAGCTCTAACCTATGATGATGTGTTGTTAGTGCCGCAGTATTCAGATATTAAAAGCAGAAAAGAAGTAAACATATCTAACCAATTGGGTAAAAATAAAACTTTAAAGCTTCCTGTCATTTCGTCCCCAATGGACACAGTCACAGAAAGTGAAATGGCTTGGAGTATGTCTAGTGCTGGCGGATTGGGAATAATACACCGTTATAATTCGATTGAAGAGCAGGCAGGGTTAGTTGCCGATGTGGCCCAAGGTCGAGGTGGTGTTGTAGGTGCAGCTATTGGCGTTAGTGAAGATTATTATCAAAGAGCGCATGCTTTAGTGAGAAATGGTGCTAATGTTCTTTGCGTTGATGTTGCACACGGCCACCACACCCTTGTTAAGAAAGTTTTAACTACATTAAAAAAGTTTTTTGATGATGATGTCCATATTATGGCTGGGAATATAGCCACTATAGATGGGTTTAATGCTCTGGCGGATTGGGGTGCAGACAGTATTAGATGTAATATAGGAGGTGGAAGCATATGTTCAACGAGAATTCAAACTGGTCATGGGGTGCCCGGTCTTCAAACAATAATTGACTGTGCAAAATCAAACAGAAAAGCAAAAATTATTGCCGATGGTGGAATTAAAAATTCTGGCGATATCGTAAAGGCTTTTGCTGCGGGAGCGGATTTTGTGATGTTGGGTTCGTTACTGGCCGGAACAAATGAATCACCCGGAGAAAAAATATATACCCCCAGTGGCGTAAAAAAAGAGTATCGAGGAATGGCCAGTAAAGCTGCACAAATAAGCTGGAGGGGACGCTATAGCTCCAATGAAGGTGTTAGCACTCTTATTGATTACAAAGGCCCAGTTAATGATATTCTTAAAGATTTGTATGGAGGTATTGTTTCTGGTTTTTCTTATTCCGGCGCCAGAACTATTAAAGAAATGCAGGAAAAGGCAGTTTGGATTCACCAAACAGGTGCTGGTCAAAATGAAAGTAGGCCACACATTTTATGAAAAAAAGAAGAACAGTGCCAGAAGATGCAAAATATATTCGATTCCCCTCTCTGGGGGAGTTGGACACTAATTTGGTAATTAAACTAAACTTTGATGATATAACTAAATTTTTCTTTTTTAATGAATATATAAAAGCTTATTTAAAGGAAGATCCAATTTTGATGCCCTTTATCCATGAAATAAAAGAAAAAAGCATGTTGGCTAGAAAATTCAGATTAAAAAAGACCATCGAGATAAGAAAAAAAGAGCAGGATGTAATTAATAAATTTGGATTAAACCCAAATGAAATAGAAGATATCTTTGATATAATCGAAGAAAAGGAATGATATGAAATTGTGTGTAGAAAAATGTTTTGAAGAAAATAAAACTTGTAATGAGGAAAAATGTAAAAATTGGATAAATTATAATAAAGATTTAAATTGTTTAGAGATTGCAATAAAGAAAAATGGTGCGATGACTCTTTGTCAAGCTGCCGAAAGGCTGGGCATCTCCTATGTACGTGTAGCTCAAATAGAAAAAAAAGCTATAAGGAAACTTCAAAAAAAAGTTTTTAAATAAAAACTTACTAATTATTACACGAAACAATATTATGTCCAATCTGGGCGATAAATAAGGGAGAAACCAAATGAGTAAAAAAACTTTACTAAACGAAGGAACTGTACGTCGTTTTATGAAGTTGGCGGAAATTGAACCACTAACACGAACCTTTTTTGAAAATTATTCAGCTTCGGAAGAAACTCTGGAAGAAGAAGGGTTGTACGAGTACGACGACGATGGCTTGCTAGAAGAAGATGATTTTATTTTAGAAGACGAAGATGATCCAATGTCGCCACCGGAAGAAGGTGATCTTGAAGGTGATCTTGAAGGTGATCTTGAAGGTGATCTTGAAGGTGATCTTGAAGGCGACCTTGAAGGCGAAGAAGATTTAGGCGACCTTGAAGGCGAAGAAGATTTAGGTGACCTTGAAGGTGAAGGTGAAGAAGATCCTCTCGGTGAATTATCTACAGAGTTAGCTGATGTCATTGCGGATAAACTTCGTGAGATGGAATCAGAGGGGGCCTTGGAAATTTCTACAGGAGAGCCTACCGAAGAAGTTGATTTATCCGTAGAAGAACCAGAAGAAGGTGATGAAGATTTAGGCGACCTTGAAGGTGAGCCAGAAGAAGGTGAGCCAGGAGAAGAAGAAATGGTTACCGAAATAGCCCGCCGTGTTGCAAAAAGAATTTTATCAACTAAGAAACGTCGTTAGACTTATAAGTGAGGTATAAATGTGGGAATTGTTTTGGTTTTTCCTTGGTGTTATCGTTTATAAATTTTTATCTCTGTTCTTAGAAGTTTCCAAAAAAGCGAAGTTTGTGAGTGATATCAAAAATATTGCTTTTTTACTAGTTGGCCAAGCCTTTGAAGAGTTGACAAAAGCCCACATGCTTAAGTATTGGTCTTTATCCCTACAACCAAATATCACCGATGAACAAATAAAAATTTATAAAAATGAAGATCAAGCATTCTTGCACGATTGGAAAAGAATGGCGGTTAACAACTTAAACAATTCTGTCCCTTTAATTTATCACACACATGTTAAAGTTGAAGATTGGAAACATTTAACAGATCTGTTAATGGTGTGGCATGATAAATCTATTCAAAAAGTAGAAAAAAATAATATTGACATTAGTAGCTAGATTTGCTATATTAAGCCAGAGGTTAAATATATGAAGCATTACATTAATTCTCAGGAATTGCGTCAAGAGCTAGAGAAGGGTTTGCGTATTGTAGCAGAAAACGTAGCATCAACTCTTGGTCCAAAAGGTCGCACAGTCATTTTACATCAAAAGGGTAAAAATCCCATTACAACAAAAGATGGGGTTACTGTTGCCAAGTTTATTGAATTGGACAATGTATTCCAAAATACAGGGGCTCAAATTATAAAACAGGCTGCGGAAAAAACCAATCAAGAAACTGGTGATGGTACTACAACAACTACTATTTTAACATATGCCATGTACCGTGAGGCACAAAAGTATTTAGCTTCTGGTGTCCCCCCTATAGAGTTAAAAAAAGGAATGGAGCTGGCCATCAAGCATCTTGTGGGACAAATTGAGAATGCAACGCTACCTATTAAGTCCATAAAGGATATTGAGAACATAGCAATTATTTCAGCGAATGGCGATGAAGTTATAGGTAAGCTCGTTGCCAAAGCCGTCGATCTTGCAGGTAAAGATGGCTCTATAACAATCGAGGATGCAAGATCGTTAGAAACTAGCCTTGATCTTGTAGAAGGTTTTCGATTTGATTCTGGCTATTTGGCTACAGCATTTATCAATGATGAACAAAGAGGTTACGTCAAGCACGACAACCCAATTGTTATGGTTACAGATGAAAAGATAGAGACTGTGGAAGACATGATGCCGGCCCTTGAAATCGCCTCGCGAGAAGGAAGACCTTTTGTTATTGTGGCTGAAAATATTGAGGGTCAAGCCTTAGCTGCTCTTATTATGAACGCTATGCGTGGTACTATGCGAGTGTGCGGAATTAAAGCGCCAAGGTATGGGGAAGAAAGAAGGAACATCCTTAAAGATCTAGCTGTATCTATTGGAGCCACCCTTATATCGAGGGAGACTGGAATTAAACTTAGAGATGTAAAATTAACTCATTTCGGAGAAGTAAAAAGATTAGAGGTGACTAAAAATTTCACAACTATGGTTGGAGGTGCGGGTGATTTAGAAAAAACAGAAAAACAAATTGAAAAACTTAAAGCCATAATGCAAGATACAGACAATCTGGGTGAATGTGAAAAAATACAAGAACGGATAACGCGACTTGCTTCTGGTGTGTCTATTATTCGAGTTGGGGCCGCTACTGAAATTGAGATGATTGAGAAGCGTCATCGCATTGAGGATGCACTGGAGGCGGTTCGGTCTGCTCAATTAGAAGGAATCCTTCCAGGGGGAGGTTCGTTTTTAGTCCAACAGTCTGTCGAATTGTTTAACAGCACAAAAGAAAAAGCTGCCAACGAATGGCAAGAACTTGGTATTAAAATTATCCAACAAGCAATAAAAGAGCCTTTAATCCAAATGGCGAGAAATGCTGGGGAATCAGTAGATTTGATTCTAGATCAGGTTGAGAGAGAAGAGTTGAATTATGGATATGATTTTAGGTTGGGGGTGATGGTAAATGTTTTAGATTCCGGCATTATAGACCCCTCCAGGGTGACGCGCTGCGCTCTTCAGAACGCCGTTTCGGTGGCAGGCATCCTTATTACGTCAAACTATGCTATTGTAGAAAATTAGTACTAATTAAAATATGAGAATGTGAACGGGGGTAAAATTTAATGAGTGATGGCGTAGAGAATGCCGTAGCGTGGACAGAGATGCAGGGGAAATTTGATAGAATGATTCAATCAATAGATATAGTAAAAGACAAACAAGAGGCAATGGCTGATGACATAGCAAAAATCAAAGAAGTTGTTTATGATCCTGAATCTGGTCTTTATGCTCGTTTGCGTGAACTGGAAAACTGGAAAGAAACTTCTTCTCGTCTATTGTGGATGATCATCACTTCTGTTATCTCCCTCACTGTTGCTATAATCTATAAATCTGTTCAATAAATTGTTTGACTTATATAAAATAATAAATTACTATAAAGAATAGAGGTGAGTATGAAAGTAAATATATCCTACTCAGTGGACCTAGAAGATGTGTTGGAAAATCTATATCTTCTGTTTATGCGCGAAGAGGCGTGTATGCGTGGAAAAATCAAAAAAACAGAAAAAATCCTGAAATCGGATTATGAAGACAAAAATATTGGAGAAATTGCAGCAGCTATTCTTGAGTATCGGAAAGTGTTATCTTCTTTTGATGTAAAACTTGCCGAAATAAGCAATATTTTGAATGGCTATTACGCGATTAAGTACAATCCCGACCCAGGGGGTGCCTCTTCAAAAACAAACGAAGAGGAGGTAAAAAATGAATGAATATAGCCCCGGTGATCTAATGTGGATCCCAGATGGAACACCAAATTATTTTTATTATATGGCCGATGAAAAAGTGCAATATTTAAACGCACTCAAAGAACCTTTAATCAAGGGACCAGTATACGGGTTAGCGTTGGATATCTCTTGCTTGGGGGAATTATGGCATCCTGAAGCGCGTTTAGCTGCTCTTGTGGGTATCCAAATAAAGGATAAGGTCTGTGTAGTTCAGAAAAAAGACGTAACAAAAATAGAAAACTAGGAGATAAATTATGATCAAGTTAATAGAAGTCGTACAAACATTTAAAAATGAGTATAGCCTTAGAGAAATATTTATTAATCCCTCACATGTTGTGTGTTTACGAGAAGATACGCGAATGAGAACGAATTTAGCTGAGGGAAATTACCGGAAAGTTT